GGTGTGCACAGCAGGCTTCTTGAAGCCGCCGAGACGGCTTCGGCGCTTGGTGGTGTGTTTATCGGCCCGGTATGGGATACCAGCGTTGCCGGCATGCCGCTCCTGCGCGTGGTCCAGGCCGACGCGGCATTGCCTGAGTTTCGGTGGGGCCAGCTCGTGGCCGTGACGCTGTGGCGCGTGGTCGAGGATGACGGATCTACGGTCTGGCGGCACCTTGAGCGGCATGAGCCGGGCGTGATCCTGCACGGGCTGTACCGCGGCACGACGTCGGAACTTGGCCGCCGGGTGCCGCTCGCGTCACATCCGGCGACGGCTGATCTGCAGGAGGTCGTGACGCTGCCTCCGCAGATGCAGGACACGCTGGCGATTCGCTACGTGCCGAACATGCGCCCGTCGCGGGTGTGGCGAAGCGATCCGATTGGGACGTATCTGGGCCGAAGCGACTACTCGGGCAGCGAGAGTCTGATGGATGCGCTGGATGAGGTTTACACGTCGTGGCAACGGGACATCCGGATGGCGAAAGCGCGTCTGGTGATCCCCGACACATGGCTTCAGCCCGTCGCGATGACGCAGGACGGTAAGGCTGTATTGCGCTTCGACGAGGATAAGGAGCTGTTCGTTGCGCTCCCGATGGATTCCACCGAAGGTACGCTGACGGCGACGCTGTTTCAACCTGCAATCCGCTTCACGGAGCACGAGCAGACCTGTCTGCACTATCTTGAGCGCATCATCAGCGCCGCTGGGTACTCTCCGCAGAGTTTTGGCCTGCATATCGAGGGGAGGGCCGAAAGCGGGACGGCACTTCGGATTCGCGAACGCAAATCTTTGGTGACGACGGCGAAGAAACGGCGCTACTGGGAGCCTGCGCTCGCTGATGTGCTGTGGATGATGCTGGTGCTCGACCGTGAGGTATTTCGAAGCGGCGTGACGCCGTATCGCCCGGCGGTGGCGCTGGCAGACAGCATCGCCGAAAGCACGCAGGAGGTGGCGCAGTCGATCGAGCTGCTCTCCCGCGCGAAGGCGGCCTCCACGCGCACGCTGGTCGAGATGCTGCATCCTGACTGGAGCGACGAGGAGATCGACGCCGAGGTGCAGCGCATCATGGAGGAGCAAGGGCAGTACGTGCCTGATCCTCTGCAGGTGGGGATCGACTAATGCCCACGTCACCCGCCGCATGGGAAGCCGCCGCCGTCGCACTACGGCGCATCTACGCTGACGCCGAGACGCGCCTGCTTGAGCGCATCGCCCGTCGCCTTGAGCGCGGGATTGACGAGGATCCGTTTTGGGCCGAGCAGAAGTTGCAGGAGGTGCGCTACGTCCAGCGTGAGATCGAGGATCTGGTCACCCGCCTGGAGAGAGAGTCGCGGCGCGAGATCGAGACTGCGGTCGTCGAGGCATATGAGGGCGGCGCACTTGAGGCGGCGCGCGATTTGGCCGAAGTGGTGGATCGGCCCCTGCGCGAGGTCGTGCGTGTGAGCCGCCTTGGCGCTGTCGAGAGCATCGTTGAGGAGGCGGTCGCGCAGGTACGATCGACGCATCTCCGCATCCTGCGTGTGGCCGACGACATCTACCGCCGCACGATTGCGGAGGCGACGGCGCGGGCGGCGACGGGGGCGATGACGCGGCGCGAGGCGGCGCAGATGGCGCTGAACCGCTTCGCCGATGCGGGCATCACCGGATTCGTCGATCGGGCGGGGCGGCGCTGGGATATCGCATCGTACGCTGAGATGGCGACCCGCACCGCCACAGGGCGGGCGGCGATCCAGGGGCACGTGGACAGGCTGACGGCCAACGGATACGATCTGGTGATCGTCTCGGACTCGCCTGACGAGTGCAGTTTGTGCCGACCCTATGAAGGGGCGATCCTCTCGTTGTCTGGACTTACGCCGGGTTATCCGACTCTGGCGGAAGCACAGGCGGCGGGATTGTTTCATCCAAACTGCACGCATAGTATGAGCGCATACATTCCTGGCTTAACGCGTGCCCCCGAACGTCGCCGTTTGGCGAACCCAGAGGGCTACGAGAAGCGCCAGAAGCAGCGCTACATGGAGCGTCAGATTCGCAAGTGGAAGCGGCGTGAGGCGGCTGCGATCACCGACGAGGAACGCGAGTTTGCACGCCGCAAGGTACGAGCATGGCAAGCGGAAATAAGACGACACCTGGCACTGTCCGGGCGCGAATTTCAGCGTGATTACGCCAGGGAGTCGATCACTCGCGCTCGTTGAGAGGGATGATCTTTGCCTTCCTTGCCTGCGGCTCCGTCCCCGGCTTAATCGGCACCTCGCCGATGCGCTTGTCGCCCACGTACACGACGAGCCATGGGCCGTCGTCGCGATGCTCGACATCGTATCGCAGACCGACGCCGAAGTGGACGCCAGCAGGCGGATCGGGCGGCGGGAAGTGGCCGCGGATGATGTTGTCGCGCCCATGATGATCGCCCATACGTCTAGTGTAGCACATCGCCGCGAAGGAGGTGTCGCCACAATGCCAGTCGAGAGGTGCCAACGCGACGGTAAACCGGGGTATCGTTGGGGTAAGACTGGCTATTGTTAGCTACACCTACGAACCCGGCGATGAGGCTGGGCGACGCACAGCGCGGGCGCTAGCGGAGCGTCAGGGGCGAGCGATTGAGGCGAGGCGGAGGCAGCGAGACAGACGATGACCGCCCTATGGGGCGGTTTTTCTATGCCCTACGTCATGGCACAAAACTGACGGACAACGCCGACGGGCGTAAAACGGTTTGGAGGGATTGACTGTGAGCGAAGAGGTGAAGGAAACGATGACGCCCGACGCCGGGGTGCAAGACGGCGGTAATGTGAACGACAGCGGGCAAGCGACCGCTGGGCAAGACGCGCCGAAGAGCGACGTCAAGACGATCACGCAGGAGGAGTTGGATCGCATCATTCAGCAGCGCCTCCAGCGTGAGCGGAAAAAGTGGGAGCAGCAGATCGAAGAGGAGCGCCGCAAGGCGGCCATGACTGAAGCCGAGCGTCTTAAGGCTGAGAAGGAGGAGGCCGAGCGCAAGGCGCAGGAGGCTCAGGCCGCGGCCCATCGTCGCATCATCCAGGCCGAGGCTAAGGCACAGGCTTTGGCGCTGGGCGTGAGGCCGGAGCGCCTTGAGTACGCGCTTCGTCTAGCCGACCTCTCCGAAGTCGAGGTGGGCGACGACGGCGAACCGGATGCGGCGGCGATCAAAGCGGCGCTCGAGAAGGTGCTCAACGACCTACCGGAACTTCGGGGTGCGACGGCCCCAGCAAAAAGCGGCTCCGAATTCCAGGGCGGCGGTACGGTGGATCGCAACCCGTGGAGCAAGGAGCATTTCAACTTGACCGAACAAGGCCGCATCATGCGGGAGAATCCGCAGCTTGCGGCCCGACTTATGAAAGAAGCGAAAGCGAAAAGGAGTTGATAGTTGATGGCGACGAAGATCCAGGATGTTATCGTTCCTGAGGTGTTTAACCCTTACGTCATTCAGCGGAGCATGGAGCTTTCGGCCCTTTACCAGTCGGGCATTGTGGCGAACACCAGCGAATTCGACCGCCTCGCGAACAGCGGCGGCACGCTGGTGCACATGCCCTACTGGGAGGACCTGACGGGCGACGATGAGGTGCTCTCGGACCAGGCGGCGCTGACGCCGGGCAAGATCACCGCGGGACAGGACGTGGCTCGCAGGCAGGCTCGTGGTCGCGCCTGGGGCGTCAACGACCTGGCTCACCTGCTCGCGGGCGATGATCCCCTGCGGGCTATCGGTGACCTTGTGGCCGAGTATTGGGCGCGCCGCTTCCAGCGCATCCTCCTGGCGACGCTGGAGGGTGTCTTTGCCTCGCCGTCGATGGCCGACAACGTGCACGATATCACGGGCGAGTCGGGGGACGCGGGCCTCATCAACGGCTCGACCTTCATCGACGCGACGCAGAAGCTCGGCGACGCCAAGGGCCAGCTCACGGGCATCGTGATGCACTCGGCCACGGAGGCGTACCTCGCCAAACAACAGCTCATCGAGTACGTCCAGGAGGCCGATGAGTCTGACCGCGTGCCGACCTACATGGGCAAGCGCGTGATCGTGGACGACGGGCTGCCCTTCGACACCGCCACCGGGGAGACGACGACCTACATCTTCGGCCCCGGCGCTATCGCCCTCGGCAACGGCGACGGCATGGGCGCTGTGCCGCTCACCGAGACCGACCGCGACTCGCTGGCGGGCGAGGACTACCTCATCAACCGCCGTGTGTTCATCCTGCACCCGCGCGGTGTGAAGTGGACCGAGGCCGCCGTCGCTGGTGCGTTCCCGACCAACGAGGAGCTCGCGAACCCGGCGAACTGGCAGCGGGTCTACGAGCCGAAGGCCATCCGCATCGTCGCCTTCAAGCACAGGGTGGCGTAAGTCATGGGGCTGACGGGCTTCAACCTNCGCAGGCGCAAGCTTGCGGAGCAGCAGAAAGCGNNGGAGGAGGCGTCCAAAGCGACGCCTCCTTCGTCGTNTGACGCTACTGAGAAAAAACCNAGGCGACGCAAACGAGAAGGCGACGGAAAAACCGGCGACGGCGACGAGTAGCAACGGGGAGGTGGCGCTCATGGCATATGCGACGGAGCAGGACCTCGCCGACTACCTCGGCGTATCGATGGCGGACCTCCCCGCCGATGCGGAGCGCCTGCTGCAACGGGCCAGCGAAGAGATNGACTACTGGACGCTTGGCCGTGCATCCGAAGGCGAGGCGACGAAGCTGGCGACGTGCGCTCAAGTCGAGTGGTGGCTGCAACTGCGGGATACGCTGGGCACCGATCTGGCGGGTCTTGACAACCTCCGATCCATCTCGCTCGGCAAGTGGAGCATGACGTTCGGCGACGGCTCCGGCGCCGGCGGCGGCATGCGCGGCCTNGCGCCGAGGGCGCGGCAGTACCTGNTNCTNGCGGGCCTGCTCTTCCGCGGGGTGAGGGCGCGATGAGGATCCCGCCTTCGCTCCGCCGGGAGACAGTNGNNGTGCGGCGCTACCTNGGGCAAGGCGCATACGGGCCTGTGTATGGGCCGCCAGAGGTGTTCACGCCGCCAGAACGAGGCGTCTACGTCGAACCGGGGTTCCGGCGAGTGACAAATGCACAGGGCGAAGAGGTCGTGGCATCAGCCACGGCCTTTTTCGATGCTGACGCTGACGACATCATGCCAGGCGCACTCGTCGAATGGCAGGGGCGCACGTATAAGGTGATCGACGCGCAGCCCATCCGTCCCTTTGGTCGTACCAGTCATGTCGAGGTCGTTCTCCAGTCCACCGATGAGGGAGTGGAACCGTAATGGACGTGCGTATGCGGTGGGACGGCGGGAAGGTGCAGGAGATGGTAAGGCGCGCGACGGCCAAAGCGCTGCGCGACACTGCCGAGGACCTGCTCACCGAGGCGAACAAGACGGTGCCGTTACGCGATGGCGACCTGATGCGCTCCGGCTTGGCTGACGTAGATGAGCNAGCGNTGGAGGCGAGCGTGTCCTATGGGCACGGTCCCGCCGCTCCGTATGCGGTGGTCCAACACGAGCGCACCGATTTTCGCCATTCGGAGGGCCGTCGTGCCAAGTGGCTTGAGCTGGCGCTTGACGAGAACAGGGCGCGCTACCAGCGGTACATCGCCGATCAGATTCGAAAGGCGCTACGGGGGTGATGCGATGCTCGAAGGGATCGCGCGGTATCTCCACGACAAGGGCATCGTCACCTTCGACCCTAACGGCATCAGCGGCGACATCTTCATGGAGACGATGCCACCGCAACCCCGCGACGCCGTAGCGCTCATGTCTACGGGCGGCGATGAGCCACTGGTGCGACACCCGTTTGACACGAGNAAATTCCAGGTGCTCGTGCGCGGCGGGGCAGACCCGCGACCACCGCTGGCGCGAGCGGAGGCGATCTACGACGCACTGCAGGGCCTCGCCGGAGTGACGCTCCCAGATGACACCTATGTGGTGGCCATCGGNGCGGTCCAGGCGGGGCCTATTCGTTTGGGGCCGGACGAGAACGGCAGGCACATGTTCTCGCTTAACTTTTGGGCGCGCGTGCATNCGCCCACGGAGCACCGAAAAGGAGTGTGATAGTCTATGGCGTTTGTCGAGATCCTGGCTCGCGAACTTAAGGTCGAGATTAGGGATGGTAATAATTGGCTTGAAATCGAGGGCATCACGACCATCGGCCACACGCCGACCAAGACGGATGCCGATACCGGGCACTTCGGCGCGGCGGGGCGTGCTCGCCACATCGTGGCAGAGCGCGGTGATGAGTTCACGTTCACGTGTGTGTATCTGNTCGATCCTGATACGGGTGAGATCCCGCCAGGGCATAAAGCGCTGCGTGATCTGGGGTCCAAGATCGGCTACGAGTCCATCGGTGAGTTTCGCATCACTGGACCTGGTGGGTACGGCATCCAGTTCAGGGCGTCGGCCAACGTGGGTCAGCCGAGCGGTGGCCGCAACGATGCGGGCACGTTTGACGTGACGCTCACCGTGACGGACGATATCACCGAGGTCACGCCGNAACCGTAATTAAGGGCGGGGCTTCATGCTCCGCCCTTCTTCCGCTTTTGGAGGTGGAAATGTGGCGAAGTTTGTCGACTTTGACGCGTTTTGGGAAGAGACGAAACCAGAAGAAGCAGAACCTAAGCAGATCAAAGTCTTTGGTGAAGTCATCGATCTTCCGACCACGCTCCCGGCGCGCATCATGCTCAAGGCGATGCGCTATCAAGAGGACCAGGATCGCTCTTTCGTAGAGCGCGTGGATGCGTGGCTTGACGATCTGCGACTCCTCGTAGGTGTGGATCGCGTGGAGGCGTGGCTCGACAAAGGGATCGATGTCGCTAAGATCGCCCAGCTATACGCCCGCATCATCGAGATGTATACGNACGACGCGAGCGGTGAGGATGACGAGGGAAACGGGGAGAACCCCGGCGAGGGGAAGAAAATGGCTCGATCCTCGAAGACTGGGCGTTAATCGAGGCGGACTTCTTGCGGGAATACGGCATTGACCTGCGTGAAGCGCTGCGGGATGACGGGTTGTCCTGGCGGCGCTTCATCGCGTTACTACGCGGCCTCTCGCCACAGAGCGCTTACGCCAANGCGATTGCGTATCGACGGCACAGAAATGGCAAAGGAGGCGGCGAGACGCGCACGATNACTGATCCGCAAGAGGCGACGATGTACCTGCGTGGACTTGCGACCAAGAAGGCGGGGTGAGTAGCTTGGCTTTGCAAGTGGGCGAGCTTTATGCTCGGCTCAAACTCGACAAACAGCAATATGACAAGGCACTCAGTGATGCCGAGCGGGCGACCAAGCGCCTCGCCGACACGCAGAGACAGGCGGCGAGAGATACTGACCGCCTGGAAAGAGAGTTTCGCGATCTGGAGCGCCAAACTCGTCGCGTCGACGATGAGATGCAAAGACTCGCCTCCACGCTCTCCAGTCGCCTTGCCGCCGCGATTGCTGCTTTGAAGATCGCCGATGTGACGCGGGACGCGATCAACGCGGGGATCGCGCTCAACAACCTCGCCCAGACGGCTGAGATCGGTTTCGAGACGATGCTTGGCAGCGCGGAACGGGCGCAGGCGTTTATTCGTGATCTGCGTCAATTTGCGGCAGAGACGCCGTTTGAGTTCGAAGGCTTGATCACCTCAGCGCAGATGATGCTCGCCTTCGGTGCGGCGGCGGAGGATGTTCTCCCTCGACTGCGCGCCATTGGAGACGCCGCGGCGGCCATTGGCGCTGGAAAAGAGGGCATCGACCGCGTAACGCGTGCATTGGGCCAGATGCAGGCCAAAGGCGTCGTCGCGGCTGAGGAGATGCTCCAGCTTGCGGAGGCGGGCATCCCTGCGTGGGACATCCTGGCGGAGAAAATAGGCGTAGACATCCCCACGGCGATGGAACTGGTCTCGCNGCGGGCTGTATCTGCCGACCAAGCCATCGCCATGCTGGTCGCAGGGATCGACGAGCGCTTCGGCGGCATGATGGAACGACAGGCGCGCACCGTGGAGGGCTTGCGGGCGCGCATCGTTGACGAGTTTACGCAGGCCGCGGCGCAGGGCGTGGAGCCGCTGTTTCAGTCGCTCCAGCGCAATATGCAGTGGGTCGTCGATAACATGCCCTTCTTCGCCGAGGCGATCCGCATCGCTCTCGGCTCGATTTCCGAAGTCATCGCCAGGGTGCTCGACGGCATCCGGGCGATGGTTGAGGAGATCCAGGACGCCATTCTGTCGATGGAACCGCTCGCTAGGCGCATCCTATCGAGCGAGTATCTGCGCCGCCTTGCCGAAGTGCAAGAGAAGCTACCGTCCGCGTACGGACTTGCGCCTGCGCTGGTTAGGTCCGCCGAGATCATCACGCAACTNTCGGATGCGATTCGAGAGGCGCGGACACAGGCGGAGACTGAGGCAGATCGGGCCGGACGCGCANTTGGCTCTGCCTTTGCAGGAGCGTTTGAACTTGAAATTGAGCCGACCGTATCTGCGGCATTTGAACGCTGGCAGAGCGACATCGATGCGATC